AGCTCTAGCCTGCAAAGAGTCAGTGGAAAGCTCAAATACTTTAGTAAAAGTCTCTGCTGAGGTGCAGAATAATACGGACACTCCAGTTTCTACAGGCTTGACAACAGAGTCATAAGAGTAGTTAGTGATCTCGGTCATCTTCACTGTGGCAGGCCCAAAGGCAACATCCTCAGTAGCTAGGAGGAACTGTGAGTTCTCAGCAAATAAAAGCAATCCAGCAGCCGTACCAATAGCTGCCTTTAAAGATGTAGGCTTTGTAGAAGAAGCCGCTAAGTCAATAGGATCTGCGTCACTGATGGCAATTGATGAACCCTGGAAGAAGTTAAAATAGTCACCAGCTTGACTTAGAATTACAGTATCGTCTGAGAGTATTCCTAAACGGTTTTGGAAAAAGAATAAGTCCTTAATAGGCTTATCTACAAAGGTAGGAACAGGGTTAGTTTTATCGTCACCCGCATCTCTAGCCGCCCAAAAGTTTTCGTCATCATACTCTTCTGATAAAGGCCGGACAACAAAAGTACCATCATCTTGGATGATCATGGCATGAGGCATACTCGCATTATTGAGGTTAATTGGAATTCCTGGGGCTACTGTTTCCTCCCAAAAGCCTTGACCTGGAATACCACCTTGCGTAGTGAATTTAACATAGTAATCATCAGCATCAGATTCTGAAGAGTTTGATACTTTTAGAGTGACACCATCTTTACCTTGGGCAGGTAGTAATGAGACATCATTGACGGCATCCTTTAGGCCATATAGGGCTCTATCAGCTGCACCACCCTTAACCTGCAAGTTAAATGATCTATCATCATCTCTGACCACATAGATCACATTACCAATTGGCTCAGCCGTGTAATCGTCTAACCCATTAATCTGTCCTGTTAAGTTGGCAACGATCTGACCAACATCTAGTGCTCCAGATTCTAGGTCAGCAGGGGTTGTGTAAGATACACCTGCTTCTGATACGAAACCAAAGCCAAATACCTCATCCTCCACTTTAACTGTGTAGGATTTACCTTTCATACTGACTGTAGCTGTATCACCAATCCTAACATCACTTCCACCATTGTTTAGGTTTACATTGGTGGTGTATTTTGATTTATACTCATAGGTGGGTGTTGGCTGTGTACGTCGAACATTAGTGACATTAATCGCAGCAGGTTCTCCACCTGATGTAATGAAGCCAACAGTACCTCTTTCCCACTCTCTGTTTTCGTCATAGCTGACGATTTGCTCACTAACAGCATCGTACCTATTACCATCAGCAGATCCTGTAATTTTTGCCCTTACCTGTGCTTCAAACCTGACAGTAATGGCACCATTGGGGGTTGTTAAGTTCTTGTATAAATAAGAGCCAACAGTATAGTTATCGGGATTGCCAAACATACCCTCATAGAACACCTGAGTCCTACCATTTACAAGCTCGGCCTCGACACCAACTGGAAAGGATTTTCCTTCCTCTTCACCAGTAATAAGGGTTGGGTTACAGGCTGTTGTAATGGTGAAACCTAGGCCAGTACCAGATTGTGTATTTACAACAAATGACTCTACATCTTGTAGATCACAGGATCCCTCGTCATCAACCTCAAAGGAGGATGGGCTGATAGAGAGCTTTGAGGCTTTAAATACTTTTACCTGCTCTAGCTCACCATCCTTTAAGAAGTCAATGTTATAGGTAGTGTTATAGGCAACCTGATTAACAACGATCAGAGCTTCTTGGTTTACATCAATGGAACTATCAGAGTTCATAGATGTAGTTTTCTCACCATTCACCAGAAGGGTGTAGTCATTGATGGTTAGAGACTTGATCTTATCTCGGTTGGTATAAGCAATGTAATCAGCTGCTGAACCTTCAAGAGTCACAGGGAACTCTAACCCCGAATCAGCTGCCCAAGCTTTGATTACTGTGCCATCAGGACCGTTATACATACAAGCGATATAACGCTCCCGCTCATCCCTAAAGATAGGAATCCAGATAGCATCAGCAGGGATATCATCCCCTAGCTTAGAGATAAACTGTGTACCAGGCCTCTTTCTACATCCAAAAGTAGGGTCTAGATATACGTTATCTGCACTACGAACCTGTCCCGGGAGCTTTACCGGATCAGGCTGCTGACTTACCCCACCTAGGACGTTACTGATAGTTTGAGATATTGCAGCCATTAAAAGGACCTTCTATTTAAAGTTTTAAAAGCGTTATATGTAGGGATAGTTGTATAGCCATCACCATTCTGAAACATATTATAGTCTCCTTGTTGCGTATCATATTCCAAGGCTGTAGCTCTAGCTATAATCTCCTCTCTGTTTCCAAACTGTACCGCCTCAGCTGATCCTACTGATCTACCTGCAAATACGTTGGCGGCTCTTATGGTTACATACTCTCTAAATGCTTCTGGCTGATCTTCAAAATCAAACAACCATACAACATCCAAATCGATTGTCTCAGTAAACTCAAAAGAGTGAGATGCCTTATCATAAAGCTTACCTCCCCTAATAACTAGAAACCCGTTATAGAGCTGTTTAGAGTCAAGTGCTAAAACATTATCAGGGACAAGGATCTCATTATCTGTGTTGGGTTTGAAGGGATAAGCATATTCAGTGTTATAAACCCAACCTTCTGATTGGACAGCTGTGTTGATTTCATCTAACACAAGCTCAGCCATCTCTACGATAGGGTTTCCTCCTACTAATGTTGTAGTAGGGGACTGTCCGATGTTGCTTAAAATTCTGTTTACTGCTGTGAGCTTAGTAGTTTTACGTGCCATTTAATTTCTAGGGTAATGAGAAAACCCCGAAGGACCCGTAGGTCCTGGGGAAAGAGTATCAAGCGGCTTGCATTGAACCAGCAACAGAGACACGAAGAGTGTCTGAGCCCATTGCAAGTTTGCCCACAATCAGGTCACCCTGATACTGAACGTGAAAGTCGTTGGAAGTTGTTTCGATGCTGGGGCCAATAGCCTCAACAGTACCGGCAGCATCGCGGTGGAAGATAAGACCAGCGAGGTTGCTGTTGTTTACAGCGTAGTCATTGTTCTCACCTGTCACAGCAGCGTTAGCTGTTGCATCCTTACCGTACTGATTAGCAAGGACGTTTGAACGGTAGATACGAATACCAGCAATAGAGTAAAGACCCTTGCCGCTGTTCATGTCACCCTGGTTGTTACCGATTTCACGGTTCAGGATGTTGGTATCTACAGAGGAGATAAGGCTGTAGTACTGACGAGGAGAGAGAACAGCACAACGGCCATCCATGGGGGCTGAACGCTCATCAAGCACAGCAGCAGCTTCAAAGAAGCCGTCTACAATTGCCTGAGCATCGTTGGTGTTACCAGAACCAATGTTTACCTGGAAGCCACCAGGCTCACCAGTTACAACGGCGCTCTCTGTAGCAGCCTTAGCAAGGACACGTACAAGACGGTCATCATAGTGAATAGCAAGAGCTTCACCGATCTGCTTGGAGATCTCAGAGCGGGAAGACCATTGGCTAAGCATTTCGTCGAGGTCATAGACAAACTGGCTGGAGATCAAAAGATCATCCATCACGATTGTCTTCTCGTTCGACTTCAGGCCATCGGCTGGAAGGATAGGAGTACCAGCAGTATGGTAACCACTATCAAGCTTGCCAGTCATCAGGAACTGCTTGCTCTTACCACCTCGAAGGGTGTAGTTACGAACAAGACCTTTGAAGATACAAGCGTCGTTAAATGCGTTAAATACTTCACCACTGAACAGCTTCAGAGAAGTTGCGTAGCGTGTATCATAATTCTGTGAGCCTGTACGTGAGCCATCGGCTACGTTATTGCCCTGGAATGCTGAAAAAGTCATTTATTTTAAATGTTTAAGTTTGGTTATATGGTCAGACGTTCTAGAACTATGTAAGTTTTGACTATTTAGGCCATAGTCGAGGCACCGGCACCTAGTGAGTTGTCTGCCGTAACAGGCTCAAAAGGCAATGAAGAGGGGATCCGGCACTGAGGTGTCCCCTCTCCTTAGCATCTAGGCTTTTCCGGTCCTAGATTCCGTAACCGTCCTTGGGAGTTTTACAAGGAAAAGTGTTTAAGCTTACTTAACGAGTAAGTATTGGACACCTCTATAGGTGAGCTTGGTTTGTTTGGCAGCAGCCTTCTGAAGGCGAACCGCTTGCTTAACTTGAAGGTCAGACATTGGTAAATCCATAAACCTCTCCCCCGTTCCATGAAGAGGCGGCTGCGTCCCTTACGGGATGAACGAACTATGGATTAAAGAAGATCCCCAGACCTAGCCAACTTCTCCTCAACATCCTGACGATATGCAGGGTCTGAGGAGTATCTAGGATCGGCTATAGCACGTCCTAGCTCTGCTTGACTACGGAATACCTTCTTAGAATTTGAAGGCTTCTTACCGGTCACTAGAGGGGCCTCATAGCCCTCCTTTGCTCGGTATCGATTATTCAGGGACTCAACTGCAAACCCAATAGCGGCAGCATTATTAGAGTTAATAACTGAATTAAATTGAGCAGTCTCAGCTTCATTCAGATTATTACTAGCCCAATCAATCATTGCGGAGTAAGCCTCATCACCACCAACTGAGTCTCGAATAGTCTTCAGTTGATCGTTAGTAGCAGCTTGGGCTTTAACCTTAGCTGTCTGTTGAGCATGATATTTAAAGTATGTATCTAAAAGTTCCTTACTACTCATCTGGCTGAGAGATTCCAGATCCTCAGGATTTACCTGACCACCATTAGCATCAAACCTATCGCTGATATCAGCAAATCGTTTAATGTTATTAATGGTGTCAGTATCTTCTTCCTGAGACTCAGGCTCTTCTACTCCCGTGGACTCTTCTTCATCCTCTGACTCCTCAGGCTTTTCACCTGAACTCATCTTTTTCTGAAGCTCGTTATAAGCCTTCAGTAGATCGTCCTGAGATTTAAACTTACCACCGATCAGAGAAACATCTTCATTAGCGCTAGTAGCTTCAGAAAGCCTACGCTCTTTATCCTCAGCTTGAGCTTGGATTAATTTCTCACCCTGCTCTAAGGCAGCTGTCTCTGCGGCTTGTTGTTCTGCGGATGGACCCTCGGAAGGGTCAAAGGTGATAGTGCTCATTTAGTAGAATGTGGTTGTAATTTTATTGAAGGATGGTCTAACAACTCCCTTCCGCTCATACTTCCCAGCTGTTGGTGAGCTGGTTCCTGATACTTTTGGTTTTACCGAATAGTCCACAGACTTCTCAGTAATTACATTCTCGATGGGAGTGGATTCCCAAGCCTCATTGAGGCCTGGTGTATTTGGGTTATCCCCTTTAAATTCTCCAGTAGGCTTACGAGCCCTACGACGCTTGGGGGCCTGGTTGTTGTTGTTGTCCATTGGGATTCATCATCTGTTCTGCCATTGGAGACTTAGACAGTTGTCCTGCTTGCTCTAATAGCGTTTGCTGTTGTTGCTGTTGTTGTGCTGCTTGTTGTTCCTGGGCTAGATCTTCCTCAGTCTTAACTAGACCAAGTGACTCAATACCAGAAGAAGCAGCCAATCTACGGATAAACTCTGAGGGGTTGATATATTGCTGGATTGATTCAGGTCCCATGCTCTGTGCAAGGGTGCCAACAAACTCCATAAGAGCCTGTCTATCCTGTCCCCTTCCAATACCATTTAAACCAGCAACTACAGTAGGAAGAACCAAGCCCTTAGGTAGAGTTGGAATACCCTTCTGCTGTTGAAGCTTCATCAGCTTACGGTTTAGATAGGGCTGCAGTAGAGACTGTGTGAGGTTGCTGTATATGCCTCCCAGCTGCTCGTTAAGCTCTTGAATGGTGGCATTTACCTCAGCGGCTGTAGTCCTCTCAGACTGCCGTACAGACAGCACTAGGAAAGCATCAGATAGACGTTGCGAGAGAACAGCAATCATCTCTTGAACTGTTCTAAAATCAGCTGTCTTACCTACTTGGACTACACCAACATCATCAGGTCTACCTTGGATAATAGCTCCATTCGCAGCTCTAGCTAATGATTGGGGCTTGGTAGTAGCAGAAGGAGATACCAAAAATATAACCTTAGCCGCTGCTGCTGATCCTTCGACCATAGCTTGCATCAACCGCTCAAGGCTATTTAGGTCACCAATAAATTCTTCGACACGACCTCGACCATAACTCTCACCATCACAATGGTTAAAGGTTAGAGCCATCCAAGGGGATGTCTTAACGGGTGAAGAAGATTTACTACCTGGGATTACTTTACCATCACACTCTTGATGCCATTTATGCTGTCCGTCCTCGTACTTGACATGGGTATAAACCACAGCGTCATCGTATTGACCTTTATTTGAAGTAGAGGTCACACCAAACTTAGGACCATCCTCACCAGGAGAATTAACATCTTGCTCGGTGTCTAGAGGTTGGAAGCCCTTTGGCAGTAGAGCACGGTCTACAATCTCCTTGGTTACAATCTCTTGGACATTATCATTACCATCCCTAGCGACTACATAGCGATCCAATGGATATACTTTAATACCCTTCTTACTTGCATAGACAAGAGCATTACCAGTACATACTAGATGCTTCA